GTCGACAAACGACTTCAGCGTGTCCGGCAAAGAGATGTTCATCGTGCTCATGTGGTCGCGAATACCACTTTTGGCAAAAATTGGCAAGATAGCGGCTCTGGCCGATCTGCCGGGATCTCATCGGAATTTTCATGACCCAAGATTGGCCGGCCCAGAGCAGCGAGCTTTGGCCGATAGAGAAGATCACGCCCTACGCCCGCAATTCCCGCACCCACTCGGACGAACAGGTCGCCCAAATCGCGGCCTCGATCCGCGAATGGGGCTGGACCAATCCGGTGCTCGTCGACGAGGACGGCGGCCTGATCGCCGGACATGGCAGATTGCTTGCCGCGCGCAAGCTGGGCTTGACGCAGATCCCGACCATGGTCGCCAAGGGCTGGAGCGAGGCCCAGAAGAAGGCCTACATCATCGCCGACAACAAGCTGGCGCTGAACGCCGGATGGGACCTCGAACTGCTCGCGGTCGAACTGGGCGACCTGCAGGGCTTCGATTTCGACCTGATGCTGACCGGCTTCTCGGACGACGAGCTGTCGAAGCTGCTGGCCGAGAAGACCGAGGGCCTGACCGATCCGGACGAGATTCCTGAAGCCCCGATCGATCCGATCGCCAAGCCCGGGGATGTCTGGCTGCTAGGCAAGCACCGCCTGGTCTGCGGCGACAGCACCGATGCCGACACCGTCGCCAAGGCCCTGAACGGCGTCTCGCCGCACCTGATGGTCACCGATCCGCCCTACGGCGTCGAGTATGACCCCGCCTGGCGGGAAAAAGCAGGCGTCGCTGCCAGCGGCTCGGCCAAGGGCAAGGTGCTGAACGATGACAAGGCGGATTGGCGCGAAGCCTGGGCCCTGTTTCCGGGCGACGTGGCCTATGTCTGGCACGCGGGCCTGTTCGCCGGCGTGGTCGGCGACAGCCTGGCGGCATGCGATTTGATGCTCCGCTCCCAGATTATCTGGGACAAGGGCCAGCTCGTGCTGTCGCGCGGCGATTATCACTACCAGCATGAGCCTTGCTGGTATGCTGTCAGGAAGGGCCGCACGGGCCACTGGGCAGGCGATCGCAAGCAGACGACCGTCTGGCACATCGCCAAACCCAAGAAGAACGAGACGGGTCACGGAACCCAGAAGCCGGTCGAGTGCATGAAGCGCCCGATTGAGAACAATTCCAGCCCCGGCCAGGCGGTCTACGAGCCGTTTTCCGGTTCGGGCACCACGATCATCGCCGGCGAAATGACCGGCCGTTCGGTCCACGCAATCGAACTCAATCCGGCCTACGTCGACGTGACAATCAAGCGTTGGCAGGACTTTACCGGTCAGGCCGCGACCCTCGAGGGTGACGGCCGAACCTTCAATGAAATCGCGGGAACAGCAACCGACAAAGACACGGAAGCAGCCTGACAGGATCAGGCGGCCAGAACCTCATCGACGATGATGTCGTCGGCATGGGCCCGGGCAAGGGCCATGTCATAGGCGGTCTGCATACGCATCAGCGTATCGGCCTTGATGCCGAAAGCCTTCTCGAACCGGATGGCCATCTCGGCAGACAGGGCCGCGCGCCCGTTGAACAGGTTGCTAAGCGCCTGCCTCGACACGTGGAAGCTGGTCGCCAGCCGGTTGATGCTGATGCCATGCGGCTCGACGACTTCGCTCTTCAGCCAGTCGCCCGGGTGAACCGCCAGCGAGGGGTGCATGGTCAGGGCCATCAGTGGTAGTCCTCCAGGTCCAGTTCGGCGATGCTGTGCTCATCGAGCTTGATGAAGGTCAGGCGCCAGTTTCGGGTAACGGTCATTGCCCAACGCCCGGCCTTGTCGCCGACCAGTTCGTGCAACCCGTAATTGGGTGGCACAGCGAGTTCATCAAAGCTGGCGGCAGCATCGATAAACGCCAGCATCTTGCGGAGACGGTTCACATCGCCCACCAGGCCCTTCGCGTTCCCGGTCTCGAAAAACCGGCGCAGGCCCTTGTGGGAAATGCTCTCGATATCCATGCCTTCATATGTCAAGCAACGCTTGTCATGTCAAGTGACGCTTGTCGGGTGGACAGGCGCTTTCCGGTCTCCCACAAACAACCGCGGTAACAACGTGCATGACATGGCTCTATCTCCCCCCGGATACGCTCCGGGGCGCGATGACGCATGCCTGCACGGACTTTCCCTGTGCGCCGGTGTCGGTGGGCTCGACCTCGGGCTACACATCGCCTGTCCCGGATACCGCACTGTGGGTTACGTCGAGCGGGAAGCCTACGCAGCGGCCGCTCTCGTGGCGCGGATGGCGGACAAGGCCCTGGATCCGGCACCTGTCTGGGACGACCTTACAACCTTCGATGGCCGGCCATGGCGCGGCGTCGTGGATATCCTCACTGCGGGCTACCCGTGCCAGCCATTCTCAGTTGCCGGGCGGCGTCGCGGCGAAGCTGATCCGCGCCATCTCTGGCCCCATGTCGCCCGCATCATCCGGGAATGCGATCCCGGACTCGTTTTCCTCGAAAACGTCGCCAATCATCTCCGCCTTGGATTTCCCGAAGTCGCCCGAGAACTGGTCGGCATGGGCTACGTCCTTGCGGCAGGATTGTTTACGGCGGCGGAAGTCGGCGCACCGCACCGGCGCGAGCGGCTGTTCATCCTTGCAATGCGCGAAGGTGGCGAGCTGGCCGACACCGCAAACCGACAGCTTTCGCAGTCGAGGCGGCGACCGGAAACACGAGAAGGGTCTGGACCGCATGGCGCGGGACTGGCCGACGCCCAAGGCGATTACGGGCGGTGCGAATTCGAAACGTGCGGAACGGGGAGCCGGTGGCCCGGACCTGCAGGAGATGGCGGCCCAGTGGCCGACACCGATGGCCAGCGATGGGAACAAGCCGAGTGCGGGCAACCGCAAGAGTGCCGACCTCACGCATGCTGCCGGAATGTGGATGACGCCGACTGCCCGGGACTACAAGGATGGATCGACCAGCCTTGCCAATGTGCCGGTGAACGGCCTGCTTGGCCGCCAGGTCCTGACGACGCCGATGCCTGGCGACAGTTCCTCGGATGCGCGCCGGACCTTGAACCCGCTGTTCGTCGAGGCGCTGATGGGCTGGCCCACCGGGTGGACCGGCTTCGACTTTGCGGAAACGGAGTGGTTCCCCTGGTTGCGGCGCATGCGCTGCGAACTCTCGCGTGTGAGCTCATCCGGCATCAGGAAACCCAAGGTATGATGGATGAAACCCGGAACGAAACCCAAGCCGACCCATCTGAAGCTGGTCACGGGTAACCCGGGCAAGCGGAGCCTGAACCGCAAGGAGGCCAAGACCAAGGCTGCCATCCCGGCGCCTCCGCGCCACCTGACAGCCGATGCAGTCGAGGAATGGAACCGGGTCGCCACCGAACTTTACAACCTCGGGATCCTCTCCGAGATCGACCGGGCAGCTCTTGCCGCCTACGCCATGGCCTATAGCCGCTGGGTCCAGGCCGAACGCGCGATCGCCAGGATGGCCGAGAAGGACCAGCTGACCGGCGGCCTCATGATCAAGACGTCCAACGGCAACGCCATCCAGAACCCGCTGGTGGGCACCGCCAACAAGGCCGCCGCAGACATGATGCGTTACGCCGCAGAATTCGGGATGACGCCGAGTGCCAGGAGCAGGATCGCGGCCCAACCGCCAGAAGAAGGTGCGGACCCCGCCGACCGCTTCTTCGCCTGACCGGACACTGGCCTATGCCAAGGCCGTGGTCTCAGGCGAGATCGTCGCCGGGCCGCACGTTCGCAATGCCTGCAAACGGCACATCGCTGATCTGAAGCGCAAGGACGGCATCTGGTTCGACCAGACGGCCGCCAACCACGCCTTCGCTTTCTTCGAGGAAGTTCTGAAGCTTTCCGAAGGCCAGTTCGAAGGCGAGCCCTTCCGGCTCGATCCGAGCCAGGCCTTCATCATCGGCAGTATCTTCGGTTGGAAGCGCAAGGATGACCGCCGCCGGTTCCGCCGCGCCTATATCGAACAGGGCAAGGGCAACGGCAAATCGCCGATCGCCGGTGGCATCGGCATTTATGGGATGACCGCCTGCAAGGAAGCTGGCGCCCAGATTTATGCGGCTGCTGCCAAGAAGGAGCAGGCCAACATCCTCTTCCGCGATGCGGTGAAGATGGTGCGGCAATCTCCGGCGCTGGCCCGGCGGCTGGAGTTCTCGGGCGGCCCGGGGCGCGAGTTCAACATCGCGCATCTGCCATCGGGCAGCTTCTTTCGCCCGGTCTCGCGCGACACCGGCAAGACCGGCTCGGGCCCGCGGCCCTATTTCGTGCTGGCGGACGAGGTCCACGAGCTTCCGGATCGCTCGATCATCGAGATGCTGGAGCGCGGCTTCAAATTCCGCCGCGATCCGCTTCTGTTCATGATCACCAACTCGGGCTCGGACCGCAATTCGGTTGCGTGGGAGGAACACGAACACGCGATCCGTGTCGCGGCTGGCAATCCCGATGCGGTGACCGACCCGACCTTTCTCGGCCAGATCATCGACGACACGACGTTCAGCTATGTCTGCGCCCTCGACGAAGGCGACGACCCGCTGACCGACCCCAGCTGCTGGATCAAGGCCAACCCGCTGCTGGGCGTCACGATCACCGAGCAATACCTCTCGGAAGTCGTGGCGCAGGCCAAGGCCATCCCGGGACAGCTGAACGGCATCTTGCGCCTCCACTTCTGCGTGTGGACCGATGCCGAGACCGCGTGGATGGCCCGGGCCACGCTCGAGCCGCTGCTGGCCGAGTTCGAACCAAAAGCAGGTGCCAGTACCTGGCTCGGGCTCGACCTCAGCCAGAACCGGGATTTGACCGCGCTGGCTGCGGTTCAGCGCAATGGCGAAAAGGACGGCAAACCCTGCTTTGACGCATGGGTCGAAGTCTGGACGCCGGGCGACACGCTGGCAGCGCGCGTGCTGCGCGACAAGCAGCCCTACGACATCTGGGTTGCGGATGGATTTCTGAATGCCCCGGCCGGCGAGAACATCAGCTTTCGCCATGTTGCCCAGGCGCTGGCCGAAATGGTGTCCGACTACCGCGTCGAGGCCGTGGCCTACGACCGCTACGCCTTCCGCCGGTTTGAGGAGGAAGTTGCCGAACTCGGGCTCGACCTGGCCTTTGTCGAACACCCGCAGGGCGGCACCAAGCGCGCCAAGCCTGCGGGCGAGATGACCGAAGGCCTGTGGATGCCGGGTTCGCTTCGGCACCTGGAAGAACTGATCCTCGAGGGCCGGATCCGGCTCAAACGCAATCCGGTCCTGATTTCCGCAATGATGTCGGCGGTCACCGAGACCGACCGCTGGGACAACAAGTGGCTCTCGAAGCAGAGGGCCATCAACAAGATCGACGCAGCCGTGGCGCTGTGCATGGCAGTGGGGGCGGCAATGGCGGGCGATACTACCGGCTCCATCGATGACTGGCTGAAGAGCCTCGCATGAACCTCTTCCAAAAGGCGCTCGGTTACATCGCGCGCTCGATCGGCCTCACGGATCCACGGCTGGTGCAGGCGACAGGCGGTCGCACGACCACGACGGGTGAACTGGTCTCGACCAGCTCGGTGCTGGGCCTCGCCTCGGCCTGGGCCTGCGTCAATCTGCTCGCCGGCACGATCGCTTCGCTGCCGCTCATGGTCTACCGGACCAAAGGCGGCGCACGGACGGTCGCGACCGACCATCCACTTTACCGGATCCTGCACGACAGCCCGAACGCCGACCAGACCGCGGTCGACTTCTGGGAGTTCATCTGCGCCTCGATTGAACTCAGCGGCAATGCCTATGCCGAGATCATCCGGGGCAGCAATGGCCGGGTGGTGGCGCTGAGCGTTCCGATCGCGCCGGAATTGATGACGGTGCGCCGTCTGCGCGACGGTAGCCTTGAATACGAATGGTCGGATGGCGGCACTCGCAGCATCGTCAGCCAGGACAACATGCTCCACATCCGGGGCTTCGGCGGCAACCCGCTGGGCGGGCTCTCGACCCTCTCGTTCGGCCGCCAGACTTTCGGCCTCGCACAGGCGATTGAGCGCGCTTCGGGCGATACCTTCCGCAATTGGGTGCGGCCTTCGGGACTTCTGAAGACTGCCGACAGCCTGACCCTCGACCAGCGCAAGCAGGCCGAGGAACTGCTGCAGGAGAAATTTGCCGGCGCGATCAATGCCGGACGGCCGATGCTGCTCGATCGCGGCATGGACTGGGTCCAGCTCTCTATCAGCCCCGAAGACGCACAGATGCTGCAGAGCCGGGCCTTCTCGGTCGAGGAGGTCTGCCGCTTCTTCGGCGTGCCGCCGTTCATGGTCGGTCACACCGAGAAAACCACCAGCTGGGGCACCGGTCTCGAACAGCAGACCCTTGGGTTCCAGAAGTTCACGCTGCGCCGGCGCCTGAAGCGCATCGAACAGGCGCTGGCCAAACAACTGCTCTCCCCCGCCGACCGGCAGGCCGGGATCGTGATCGAGTTCAACCTCGAGGGCCTGCTGCGCGGTGACAGCGCCGCACGCGCCTCCTTCTACCAGCAGATGCTGGGGAGTGGCGTGATGACCATCAACGAGGTCCGCGCGCTTGAAAACCTGCCGCCGGTCGAAGGCGGCGATGTCCCCCGCATGCAGATGCAGAACGTGCCCATCACGCAGGCCGGTGCCACTGCCGGAACCCTGCCGCCTGCGCGAGCGAATGCCCCATCGGAGCCCCCACAATGAAACATCTCACCCTGACCCTCAAATCCAGTAATCTTCAGGACACCGGGCAGTTCGAGGGCTACGCCTCGACCTTCGGCAATGTCGACCAGGGCGGCGATCTCATCGAACCGGGCGCTTTCCGGGAGAGTGTCGCCAAGGCCCGCGCCGAAGGCTGGGGCATCCCGATGCTCTGGCAGCACGACCAGCGCGAGCCGATCGGCGTCTGGCGCGATATCTTCGAAGACGACCGCGGCCTGTTCGTGCGCGGCCAGCTGATCCTCGACGGCGATCCGGTTGCCCAGCGCGCCTATGGCAAGCTGAAACACGGCGCGCTTGGCGGTCTTTCGATCGGTTACACCATCCCCAAGGGCGGCGCTGCGCCTGACCCCTACAAGGCCGGCGTCCTGCGCCTCAAGAAGATCGATCTTCGCGAAATCAGCCTCGTCACCATGCCCATGAACACCGAGGCCAAGGTGACAGCGGTCAAGACCCTCACCGACGGGCAGACGATGCCGTCGCTCTCCGATTTTGAGAATTTCCTGCGCGAGGCAGGGTTCTCGAAAAGCCAGGCCACCGCAATCGCGGGCAAAGGCCTCAAATCGCTGCTCCGGAGTGAGTCCGGCAGTGAGTCCACAACCGACTTTCTGTCGGCTCTTGCCGCGCAAATCCGCGGCTGACCCCACCTCCTACGGAGCAATCCCATGACCGAGACCAAGAGCGCCGATCAGTTGGCGCAAGAAGTGAAGGCTGCGTTCGATGCGCGCCATGACCAGGTAAAAGCCATCGCCGAAGAGGCGCTGGGCAAGGCAGCCAAGGGTGAAGAGCTCTCGGCCGCGACCAAGCAGCTGGCCGACGAGGCGCTGACCGCGCTCAATGAAGCCAAGGCCCGCCTCGACGAGGTCGAGCAGAAGCTCGCCCGCAAGAAGCAGGACGACGAACGCTCCGACTATCGGACCATCGGTGAACGCGTCGTTTCGTCCGACACCATCAAGCCGTTCCTGAACAGCAAGACCGCCCGCGGCCGCGCCAGTGTCGAGGTCAAGGCGATCGTCTCTGCTCTTACGACCGATGCCAACGGCTCGGCCGGCGACCTCATCGTGCCCGATCGTCAGCCGGGGATCATCACCCCCGGACAGCGCCGCCTGACGGTCCGCGACCTGCTGACCCCGGGCCGCACCAGCAGCAACGCTGTCCAGTATGTGAAGGAAACCGGCTTCACCAATGCAGCGGCCACCGTTTCGGAAACGGCCGGCGCCACCAAGCCGCAGACCGACATCAAGTTCGATGTCGTGACCAGCAGCGTCACCACGATCGCGCACTGGGTTCTGGCGACCCGCCAGATCCTCGACGATGTGCCGATGCTGCAGTCCTACATCGACGGCCGCCTGACCTATGGCCTGGCGCTTGTTGAAGAGAACCAGCTGCTGAATGGTGGAGGCACCGGCACTGATCTGCATGGCGTCTACACCCAGGCGACGGCCTTTGCGCCGCCGATCACGATTCCGGCGCCTGTCACCCGCATCGACGTCCTGCGCCTCGCCATGCTGCAGACGGCTCTCTCCGAGCTCATGTCGACGGGCGTCGTGCTGCATCCGTCGGACTGGGCGGCGATCGAACTGCTCAAGGACACGACCGGCCAGTTCATCATCGGCAATCCGCAGGGCAACCTGTCGCCGACGCTGTGGGGGCAGCCGGTGGTGGCAACGCAGTCGATGGCTCCGGCCAAGTTCCTGACCGGTGCCTTCCAGCTGGGCGCGCAGATCTTCGACCGCATGGATGCCATGGTCGAGATCTCGACCGAGGACGACCAGAATTTCCGCAAGAATCTGGTGACGGTGCTGGCCGAAGAACGCCTCGCGCTCGCGGTCTACCGCCCGGAGGCCTTCGTGAAGGGCGACTTCGCGGCTGCTGCCACCGCGGCAACGGCTGCGTGATGATGCAGGGACCGGCTCGTTTCGGCCCCGCTCATCCTACGGAAGGGATAGCCCATGATCCTCAAAGCCCTTGATACCCTGCACATCAGTTCGGTGAGCTCCAACAACATCCTGGCCGGCCAGAGCTTCGAGCTCGACGATCATTTCGGCCGCCAGCTGATCGAACGCGGTCTCGCGGTCGAGGTCGGCGGGAGTGAACCGGCCCCTGCGGTCACGCGCAAATCCGGCTCCACGCACCGCACCAAGGCGGGATGATGTCCGAGATCGTCACGATCGAGCCATCCCAGGACCGTGCCGTGACGCTCGAGGAAGCACGCCAGCAGCTTCGGCTTGATGGCCGTGACGAGGACCTGTTGCTGGGCGCCAAGCTGGACGCGGCCCAGGCCGAACTCGAGCAGCAGACAGGCCTCAAGCTGTGCGAACAGACCCTCGAACTGCAGCTGGAAAGCTGGGAAGACGAAATCACCGTGCCCATCCGGCCCTGCACGGCGGCCGAGATCCGCTACACTGCCGTGAGCGGCGCAACAGTGACCCTGCCAGAGACGGACTATGTCGCTCGCCGACGCCACGGCTTCACCCGCATCCGCCCGGCATCCGGGAAATCCTGGCCGGCGCTGGGTGTAGACGGCCTGATCCGGGTTACCCTGTCGGCCGGATTTGGCGAGAACGACCCTGACCTGGCGATCGCCCGCGCCGCGATCCTCGTCAAAACCGCATCCCTGTTCGAAAACCGCGAAGGTGCAGCCTGTCTCGCTTTCGACACGCTGGTGGGTCAGCTCCAATGCCGCTGGATCTAGCCTCCAGGCTCGACACAAGGATCCGGATCGAGCGCAAGCTGGTCACGCACGACCCGCAATATGGCACCGAACAGGTGACCTGGGCCGAGTTCGCCTGCGTCTGGGCCGAGGTGAAGGACATGCTCCCGTCCAAGACTGAGCGCCTGGCCGACAGCATCCAGATCGGTCGCCGTCCCGCCCGGATCCGCATTCGGTATCTGGCAGGGCTTGCCGCAGACATGCGGGTCATCATCGATACGCGCGTCCATCAGATCATTTCCGGGCCAGCCATGCTGGGGCGCCGGGAGGCCATGGAGTTCATGGTCGAGGAACATTCGAGCGAAGGAGCCGCGCCATGACCATCCGGCTCAAGGGCGGCCCTGAACTGATGCGTATGCTCGACGAACTGCCCAGGAACCTCGAACGCAACGTGATCCGTGGCGGATTGCGTTCCGGGGCCAAGGTGATCCAGCAGCAGGCCAAGGCCAATGTTCCGGTCCGCACCGGCCAGCTCAAGAAGGCGATCGGGATCGGCACCCGCACGGATGGGGCAAAGCTGTCCTCCTACGTGAAGCTGCGCGGCAAAGGCTCCTATCTCGGCCTGTTCATCGAATATGGGGTCGCGCCGCACCTGATCTCGGTCGCCGAGGCCGACAAGCCCGTGCGCAATACCCGTCGTGGCCCCCGCATGGTCAGCATCGGCACGATCAACAAGATGGTGAAGCGCGGCAGCCTGAAGATCGGCGAACATTTTGTCGGCCCCATGGTGATGCATCCCGGACATGCGGCAAAACCCTTCCTGCGCCCGGCGCTCGACCAGAAGGCCGAGGAGGCCGTCAACGCCATGGGCGCCTACATCGCCCACCGCGTGCAGATCGGGAACCTCAAGGCCCCGACCCTGGAGGTCGATGACGAATGAACGGGGTGATTGCGGTCCGTTCGCTCCTGGTGGCTGACACCGGGGTGACGGCGCTTGCACCTGCGGTGCGGATTGTCGCTGGAATGCTGCCGCAGGGCACATTGCTCCCGGCGATCTCGCTCATGTCGGTCAGCAGCACCGACCGCAATATCGCCGCGCCCGGCCCGAAACGCAGGGTGACCGAGCGGGTGCAGGTGACGGTGCTCGCCGCCAGCTATCCGGCTGCCAAGGCCGTTATGCGCGCGGTCCGGGCGGCAGCGGCCGATCGCATGCCCGCAATCGACGGGCTCACCGATGTGACCGTCCACACCGACTCCGCCGGACCTGACTTCCTCGACGAGGAGACCGGCATTCACATGCAGACGCAGGACTTCCGCGTCTCATTCAACGAGGCGCGCCCGTAGCCTCACCTTCATAAGGACCCATTGCCATGACCGTTCGGACTTCCGCCGGCACCACCTTGAAGGTGTCGGCTTCCACCCCTGCGACCTTCGATGCCACCGGCTACAATGCGCTGACCATGACGCTGGTCGGCGAGGTGTCGGACCTCGGTGAGTTCGGCCGGGAGTATAACCTCGTCACCTTCAATCCCGTGGGCAGCCGCGGCACCGTCAAGAAGAAGGGCAGCTTCAACCAGGGCACGATGACCATCCAGCTCGGTCTCGACACCGACGATGCTGGCCAGATCCTGCTCAAGTCCGCATCGCTTTCAGACGCTGATCACAGCTTCCTCGTGACCACCCAGAACGGCGACAAGTACTACTTCCAGGCCCAGGTCATGAGCTTCAAGGTGAACGTCGGCTCGGTCGACCAGATCACCACGGCCACCGTGACGCTCGAATTGACCACCAACGCTGCCGGTGTCGGCGTGGTTGAAGTGCTGGCGCCCTAATTTGCCGTAAGCCGCCTGTTTTCGAGATCCTTACCTGATAAGGCCGAGGCAGTGGTCAAGTTGTCCGTTGCTGACCCTGACCCCTCTGGATGCGTTGGCCTGCCCAGATGCATTGGCTGCCACCTCGTCGCCTCGCGCTCGAGGTTGACAAGCGTCGCTTGGCGCTTCCGCGGCAGCATCTGATGCGGCTGCGTTGCCGGGCTGTTGCAGGCCGGCATTCACCCGTTCGCCGAAGGTCGCTTGCTGGGTCTGTTTCGGAGCAGTGGTGCCCGGCTCGCCGCCATCAGGCTGCGGTGTATTTGCCGATCGCGCCACGCCGCCCTTGCCAACGACGTAGCCACGGTTGTTCTTCTGATCGGGCTCCGCATGGGCAGCGAGTGGAATGGCGGTCAGGGCCATCATCGCCGCAAGTCCAAGAATGCGCATCGCATGCATGGCTTAGTCCCCCGCTTTTCGAATCGTTCGATCAAGCATGGCCATGTTCAGCAAAAAGCCCTGAATGGAAAATGACCAACAGGGCCTACCCAATCCGGTCATTTCGCCTTTCGCAAAAGGCTGAACTCCCCGCACCAGGCCGAACCCTCGGTCATCGGCCAGCCCTTGTAACTCGGCGGAAACCGGCGACAGAGCCCGATCACATGCCCGCCCTCGTCCGACACGACATCCCAGAAATGGCAGTCGGCGCATCGCGGTGACGGCACTGTTGCCGCCAGCGCGCGAAGCAGGTCCGCGCGGGCCGTAGCCAGGGCGTCCGGGTTCGGTCGGTCGACATGCGCGTAGGCAACATCACGAAATCGCCAGGCCACCTGCGCCGCCCGGTGCACGGCCAGCCAGTCCGCTGGCGATCCAGCCTCTTTGGGCTTCTGCTCCTGTTCTTCGTCACCCATCATCAGCCAAGGGATAGCTTTCATGTTCGACATTACCAAGCTTGCTGCCACCGAAACCTCGACCGTTGAACTGGTCGGCGGCGATGACGCCCCGCTCTTCGACGAGAAGGGCCAGCGCCTCTCGATCACGGTCTACGGCCCGGGCACCAAGGTCTATCAGCGCGCTCAGGCCCGCCAGCAGAACCAGCTGATGGACAAGATCAAGAAGCGCGGGAAGATGGACCAGACGGCCGAGGAAAAGCTCGCCGAACAGGCTGAGTTCCTCGCCGCTTGCACGGTCAACTTCAACCATTTCACCTATCCGCCCGCTGAGGGGCTGGAAGGTCAGGAACTGTTCCGCAAGGCCTATGCCGATCCCTCGATCGGGTTCATCGCCACGCAGGTTGCCGCCCACATCAATGACTGGGCAAATTTTACGAAGAGCTCGGCCGAGAGCTGAGCCTCTACGTCCGGCAGTTTGCCTGGCTGGGCACCGCGCCCAAGCCCAGATCGAGTAAGAACCCAAAGCCCGAAGCCGGTAGCGAACCGCTGACCCGTCTGCAGCGAATGGCGATCGACGACCTTGCCCCCGACTTCCCACCAATCCGCACCCCTTGGGTGATCGACTGGCTGATGGAAGTCGGCCCCACCGATCCTGGAGCGATGGGGGCTGTGCCGATATCCTGGACCACGATTGGCCAGTGGCAGCACTGCATGGGGCTCGATCTGCCGCCTTGGCTGGTCCGTCTGCTGCGGCGCCTGTCTGTGGAGTTCGTCGCCGAAACGGTCCGCGCCCGCGAGCCGGATTGCCCGCCGCCGTGGACGGCAACGTCTGTACTCAACCGTGATGAAGTCTCCCGCAAAGTCTCCCAGGCCTTCCGGGCGCTGATCATGTCGAAGGAGTGAACCGATGCGCGCCGGCACCCTCGAGATCGAGATGATCACAAATGTCGCCCGTCTCCAGAAGGAGATGGCCGACATGAAGCGGTCGGTGGCGGGTGCGATGGGCGATATCGCAGGCTCGGCCGCACAGGCGGACCGGGCCCTTGAAGCTGTGGGCACGCGCGGAATCACCCGGATGGGCGGTTCGGCCAAGCTGGCCAGCCACCAGATGCAGAACCTGGTCTTTCAGCTCAACGACGTCGCGGTCGGCCTGTTCTCTGGCCAGAAACCCATGACCGTGTTCATGCAGCAGGGCTCGCAGATCGGGCAGATCGCGATGCAGGCCGGTGTCGGCATCGGCGGCATGGCCCGGGCCCTGCTGGGACTTGCCGCCAGTGCGGCGGCTGCGGCGCTCACCAATCCCTATCTGCTGGCAGCAGCAGCGGCCGCCGGGATCGCCTTCGGCGCGTTCAAGCTGTTCCAGTCGAGCGTCAAGCAGTCGGGCGAACTCGACCGCTATGCCCAGAGCCTTGGCCTTACCGCCAAGGAGCTGGAAAAGCTGGGGCCGGTCGGGATCACGGCCGGCGACGTCATTCGCGGGCTGTGGCGCACGATCAGCGATGGGCTGAACCTTGGCCCTGTCTTCTCGACGCTCAAGGACTGGGCGGTAACGGCCTTTGAGGCGGTGCTGACTGCTGGCAAATACGCCGTCGCCATTGTCTATGCTGGCTGGGTCGGCGGGTTCAATGCGATCCGGATCACCTGGTCCGCATTGCCCGGTGTGGTTGGGGAAGCCGCCGTCGGAGCTGCCAACCTCGCGATTAGCGGGATCGAGTACCTTGCCAACAAGGCCATCGCCGCGCTCAACTGGCTGGCGAGCTGGATCAACCCGGTGCTTGACCGCGTCGGTCTTGCAACCATCGGTCAGATCGAGGCTGTGGCCCTGCCGCGCATGGAAAACAGCTTTGTCGGCTCCACCGCCCGCATGGGCGCGACGGTTCGTGACGAATTTGCCTCGGCCTTTGGCGATGCCATGGGCATGATGGATGCGTTCTCGGCACGCTGGCGCGAGAATACCCTGCAGGCAGCCCGCGATCGGCTTGCGGCCGAGGCGGTCGGGATCAGGGGGGACCGGTCGGACCGGGCCGGGCGGACCAGCGCCGGCCGGAACAGCCGCGAGGAGAGCGAAGCCGAGCGCGCCCTACAGGCAGCGCAGGAGTTCGCTGCTGCTCTCGCCATGGAAACCGCGAAGATCGGCAAGACCCCGATCGAGATCAAGCGGATGGAAGTCGCGATGGCAGCGCTGAAAGCCCCGACCGACGAGGCACGCATTGCCATTCTCGAAGCCGGCGAAGCCTGGGAACAGGCGACGCGCGCCTTTGCCAGCTCGGAGTTCCTGCGCCAGACGGTCGCCCCGCTCGAACTGCAGGTCTCGCTGCTCGGCCAGTCTGCCCGCGCGCAGGCACTTGCCAATCTCGAGGCCGAGCGCGAGCAGATCGTGCTCGAACGCGGGGTCGAGGCCTGGGAGCGATATCGGGCCGCGAGGACCGCGCTCATCGAGGCGGACTTCGCGCAGAAGGGCCAGGAGGAGTACCTCAAGAGCCTTGAGGACATGGTCTCGGCAACCGAACAAGCTGCGCGCGGCATGGCCGATGCCTTTGGCGCGGTCGGCGGAGCAATCGGCGGCATCACGGTCGAGATTACCCGCTTTGCTTCCGAGCAAGCCGCCGCCGCCAAGAGGGTCGCTGATGCCGAGCGAGAATACGGCAAGAACTCGTTCCAGTATGCCGACGCGCGTGCGGCGCAGGCATCGGCCGAGATCAATCACTATGGCAATCTCGCCTCGGCTGCGAAGGGCTTCTTCAAGGAGGGCTCGGACGGCTACAAAGCGCTGCTCGCGGCCGAGAAGGTGTTCCGCGCCTTTGAACTGGCGATCGCCATCAAGAATGCCGCGGTGAAGATCGGCCTGATCGGTGCGCAGACGACGGCCAAGGTTGCCTCCGATACCGCCATGGCCGCATCCGATACGGCCCGGGCCGGTGTCGAACAGGGCAACTCGATCATCACCACCGGCATCAAGGCCGTCGAGGCTGTGGTCAATGCAATCCGTTCGCTGCCGTTCCCGCTCAACATTGCGGCAGGGGCTGTCACGGCCGGGGTCATTGCCTCGCTTGGCGTTGCGATCGGCGGTGCCTTTGGCGGCGGCGGACCGAAGCCTGAACCCGCCAACGATGGCACCGGCACGGTGTTCGGCGACAGCGCAGCCAAATCGGAAAGCATTGCCAAGGCGATCGATCACCTCCGCGAGGTCGACACGCTGACCATGCGCTACTCCGCCGCTATGCTGGCGTCCTTGCGCA